TGTCGGAATTCTATTATTTACGACAAGAACGGCCACCCAGTCACCTTTGAGCTCAACGAGGCTCAGAAGCTTACTGCGGATACTATTCTGAAGGCGATAGAGCCTATCCTCACCAAGAAGCCTACCCCTTCTATCCGTGTCTGTATCCACAAGTCTCGGCAGATGGGTATTACCACTCTCTGCCTCAAGCTTGAGCAGTACATCATGAGCAAGGTGACCCACTTCAACACCATCCATATTATGCCTACCGAACCAGAGGCTGATGAATTAAGGGATAGGAAGCTGATGCCGATGCTTCAGGCCACTCACCCCGATCTGATGCCGGTGATGATTTCCTCTGGTAACCACATCGACTTTAAGGAGTTCGAAGGGAACCTCCTGGACAACCGTTTAACCTATGGCTCTGCCGGTGCCAAAGGTGGATACCATGGAAGAACAATCCATTGCCTCGTGGAGGACGAACACTCGAAATATATAGACCCCTTTACCCTCGAGGCGGGCCTGCTCCCTGCAATGTCTGGTAACACCATCAGGATCGTGCTCTTTACCGCCAAGGGGATGAATCACTCCTATGACCTATCTAAGACTGCACAGGACCCTGAGTCTGACTGGGTGTATCTGTTCCTCCCTTGGTATCTCCTCTCTGAATATGAGATGACTCCAGTGGGTAAATACGAATCTCTCAGGGGGCTTTCTGACTATGACATCTTTCTCTTTGAGGAGTTCAAGCGGGCAGGAGTTCCCAAGAACAAGTGGCAGGCTAAGGCGATGTGGTACAACTATACCTTCATTAACGAGGCCAAGCGCGACACTAAGTACATGTACGAGAACTATCCGACCATAGCGGAGGAGTCCTTCAAGGCCTCTGGTAGCCCAATCTTTGATGCCAACAAGATCAGAGAGTGGGAGAAGCAGCCCTACAAGAAGCTGGATGTGTTCTACCGAGAAGGGAAGACTGTCTTTGAGTACACTGATGATGGGGTTATCCGCGAGAAGGAGCCGCCGAGGAGGGGCCAGACCTATATTATTGGTGCTGATCCTGCCGATGGTGAAGTGGCCGGGGATGATTCTGCTCTGGTGGTATTTAAGCTGACCGACGACAAGATCTCTGCTGTTTGTTCGTACAATGGCTCTATTAGTCAAAATGACTTTGCAGAGCTGCTCTACGACGTTGCTATGCGCTACAACGAGGCTCTGATTGTCCCTGAGAGAAATACTGGCCAGCTGATGATTAAGTGGCTCACAGAGATCAAGGGATACTTCAATATCTGGACCGATGCCAGCAAGGTGTCTAACTACAACAACCTTGGCGTGTACACAACCGTAGCCACCAAGAACGAGGCTATCGGCCGGATTAAGTTCCTGATCAACAACGGCCACTATGAGGACTTTGATCCTCGCTTCTGTGAACAGGCAAAGTACTTTACCTATGAACGCACTCCATCTGGACAGCTAAGAGCTGCTGCCGCTGGTGGTCATCATGATGATACGGTGATGTGTCGAGTCATAGCTATGATGGCGCTTAACATGGAACGCTTTGGCAACTATAACGAAATGGCAATAAAAGACGGGAGGAAATACTGATGTTAGAGAAAGAAATACAGGCTATCCTTAGTCCCCATGTAGCGATAGGAAAGGGCGAATATATCGCTTCAATCGTCGAGCAAATACAGAAAGAGAACGAGGAACTGCAGAACGCCCTAGAGAACGACAAGTTCCACATTGTTGGTCGTAATGCTGGCCGGATAGATGACCTAACCAAAAAACTCAAGCTAGCACTTGACGCCGTTTAAAATCTATGGATACAATTTGCCGGCAGTAGGAGAGCATCAACATTTTGTTGATTTTCTGAAAATCCGATTATCTTATCCGTTTTGCTCCTGTAGACTCTCCTACTCACCGATACTCTAGAGGGGGTTCGCCGCCCCCCCTCTTTTTTTGGAGGAACCTAGCTCCATGCTAGAGGCAATCAAAAACTAAGAAAGGAAATTATGAAAGACGAACAACCAGTAACTCCGACCGATCAGATGTCTACTGATTCGCAAGAAACACCTACTGCACCATCGTTAGAACTAACTGACTCACAGGCTTCGTATCTCAAGGGCTTGAATATAGAAGACCCTACGGATGCAGAGAGCATCGTTAAAATTATTGATTCTGCCATCAAGCAGAAGGCGTCTGTGAGCCGGATGAGCGGAGAGCTGAGCCGTGCTAATGCTAAACTAGCAGGGCAGCCTGAAGCTCAACCAGAGCACCAGGAGGACAGGACACCTTCTGAACCTCAACCACCTAAACAAGGTATCTCGGACAATGACCTCTTTGATTTAACTCAGATGGTTGTTAGCTTCCCTGAGCTGGTAGACTCAGCACAGGATGGCAGCATCTTTAATGAGCTCCGCCAGATGGGCTATTTTGGCATTGATGGCTATGATAAGAAATCTGTTCACGAGTACCTATCTCGCAAGAATGATGCAGCCAAAGAGCTGCGTGAACTGCGAGAGTTTAAGGAAAAACACTCTACCCCAAACCCAGCAGAGAATCCAATGTTAAACGCTGCTCCAGGACTTAATCTTGATGGTGAAATGAACCGTGAGCTAGCCCGGCAGATTGTGTTGACTGGTGAACCTGCAGCTCGTGTACAGGAAGCTATTACTTTCTTGCAGAGCAAACTGTAGAGACTCTCGTCCTTTCTTGGTGATTTTTTAACGTTAAATAATCATTAGGAAAAAAACAATGTCTTATTCACCAACATTTAAGAAGTTCGAGCCAACGGCACAGCAAGTCGGTCCTGACGCTATCCGCGCCTTCATGCGACAAGTTTGGACGCCGGAAGTTCTCGAACACAAATTTGCTCAAAACTTACTATTGAGCGCCTTTACTCCAGAAATCGAAGATGGCTGGATGGACAACTTATCGGTTAGCCACAGCGCACGTGTTACCTTCAAAAAATGGGCAAACCCATTGAAGAAAGTCCGCGTGAACCAGCTGGCTTACAAAGATTCAGTTTCATGTCCAAAAGAGCTGAACATTGACTGTGTGATCCCAGGTGCTGGTCCGCTTGTTGAGTACGAACAGTGTGATGTTGACTTCAAATTTGAGTACAGCATCCGTGTTGATACTTGTGTGAAGACCCGCAAACTGACCCTGGATCAGACTGAGAAGAACTGGGCAGAGATGGTTGATGCTGTCACCTACCGCCGTGCATTGGACGCATGGAACTCGTTGGCAGAGCAAATCATTGCCTCGAACAGCGCTACTCTGATTCCGTCAATGGCTACTAAGGTTGGTGCCAAGAACTACCTAGACGCCGACACTGCAGACTTCTACACGACTGCATCGAACGTCTTTAACTACCTTGGCCGTGTCTTTGGCCCTCGCTTCAAGAGTGAGTTCCTTATCACGATCCACCCAGACCTAGCTCTTGAGCTTGAGCTTGACCACAGTGATGCCCTGAAATACGACAACACTGGTATCAAGCAAGACTGGATCAACGTTGATCAATCAGCCTTCGGTTCGTTTGATGTTCTGCCGGGCATGCCTCGCTGGCGTGGTTTGACAGTCCTGATTGCACCGGATGACGTTGCTATGCACAACGACACTCCAGGCTCAGCCAACATGTCTCCATGGGAAGATGCAGAGGGCAAGAAGGTGCGCATGATTATTGCTAGCCGCCGAAGCTTCTTCACTAAGACTGTCCAGCTGATGGACAAGACTACGTTCCCAGCTACGGCTGCGAATCCAGTTGAATCTTTGGTTGAAATCTGGATGGGTGGCGACAAGCTGCTCTGGCCAGAAGAGACCTTCGTTGTCGAGTTTAAGCGTAAATAGTATAGAGGAGGCGGAGGGATCATTCTCTCTGCCTCTTTTTTTGTAGCTAAAAATAGTTTGTTAAAACCGCGTAGGATCGAGCAAATGAGGGTCATAAAAGGGGAGATGGGTCCATACCCATCTTTTTGTCTAGAAGGCTCCCCAGAGCGATCCTATGCGGTTTTAGGGGGGTATATAGAATGGCAATAGACCGATCAGTCCTGCTAAGAGAAATTGATCGCTGGAATATCAAATCCCTGCCGGCGGTTTCAGAATTATTAAACGCGGTAGTCTCAAGGGCGGGGGAAGGGCAGTACAGGGTACTTACTTTCGACAATGCTGCTTATTCTTTTTTGTCTAACCTTTCCGAAAGGAGGGGTGGATTAGTACCTGAACGGTACACAAAAGTGGCCAAGGGCACTTCGAAGGATCCTAAGCAGGATGTCTGGGAGTACACCCTGGTGCCTAAAGGCACTGCTACCGTAACCGTAACCTATGCAGACAACACCAAAAAGGAAGTGGTGTCTGCAGAAAGGACTAAGTAGTGGCTGCATTTAACCCAATAACTGCAGAATTATCTTTGTCTGGCATCAAGACCGGGCAATATGTTCTGGCTGTTGTCGGTGGAGTAATATTAACCGAGGAGGAACTATGAACCAAAGCTGTGTAGTTGATCTCAGCCTTATCCCGGAGATTCCTCATGTGCTTATTGATGAGCGCTGGACAGATGGCAAAGACATGACGAGGAAATATCCTGGCCATTATGTTACTGTCCGTCAGGAAGGCGGGGCCACGTACCACGTAAGTAAACCTGGCCCGAACTGTTTGCCAACTGCTGTGTTGGTGGCAGAGGGTAGGCTTTACCGTGATGGATACGACCCACTCCATGCTCCTAAGTACAAGAACACCCGTGTCTTAGATTTTTTCAACAACCGAGAATATATCTATGACAGCAAGGGTGACTATAGAATCGTAAACCTTATGACAGGCTAAGGGGGAAAGAATGAATCCATGTGGATGTCCTTCAGGCGTAGCGGACAGCTCCCGCTGCTCTGCCTGTAAAAAGAAACAGCCCATTCGTATTGGTGGTGGCTGCATCAGAGCTGCAATCGTAGATGATCTCAACAATACAACCTACCTATACGGCAACATTCAGTACGAAGAGAATCATAAACCTGAAGCTGAATGTTTGCCGTTTATCGCTGTCCCCACCAAGTGGAACAAGCGAACAGATATTCAGTATGAGAGCGAAATATTCCAGGGAGAATTCCCGAACAACGCCATCACGCTGAAGCACTACCCACTAACTCACCGTCCAGTGATGGTGTTCCTTAATGGTCTTCATCAAGATGAGGGGCAGGAGTATGACTATACCCTCACCGATAAAAAGCTAACCTTCACATTCCATAGGTTGATCGCCACCGACCGGGTATCGGTCAAATATTATTACGATAAATCTCTGGAGGCCTAGCCTATGTACTGCGCAACATGCGGCAACAACTGCCCGCCCACAGGGTGCCAGAAGGTCCCATTCCAATGGGGCTTTGATGGCTGTTTGCTCAGGGCAAGGTTGAATGGGCTAGAGGTTAAGCCGCTTAATTTCTGTAAATGGCTCTATTGCCATCAAACAGACACCAAGCTTAGGCTTATCCCTAACGGCTCAGACAGCTACCTAGAATACCTTTCAGAGAATGACATCAACCCATGTGACTCTGGTGTCCAGGGTGAGTCTGACAAGATCTACATCTGTGACCTGCTCGGCCTTGGCCAGCTGAACTGTATTGGTGATACCAGTATCATAGACGCTAAGCCGTGCGACATCTTGGTGTACCATCCGTGGTGTGGAGATGCAGACTGTGAAGACTGTAACCTAGACCGGAAGAATAAGTGGGTGAACTACCATATTCCTGATGCAGGTGATTGCGAAGTACAGCCTGATGAGAATGGCTTTTATAAAGTTCTCATCAAGGATAAATGCGGCTGTATCAAGGAGTGCCGGCTGAAGAACACGGATGATGCCTATCAGTATCATCTACGAGACTCAGTGGCCAATGACCCAGACTGGCCGTTTACCTATGGTAACTTTACAGAGAATATTGACCTGCAGCTACAGTCTAAGGTGCCAAGACTATTTGGTCATTCAGATCTAGAGGTGCAGATCTCTTTCTCGTATGGTGTCCAGCAATGTAACGCCGGCCGGGACTTAAACTTTAAGTCTATTGTGATCCCAGTCATCGAGGGAACTCCTGCAGACTCCTACAACCACAGCATCATTACCCAGCTGGGGAACTTAAAGCCGTGGGGGTCCTGGGAAGCTAATGCTACGAGAACTATTCTTGTTCCAAAGGGGAAGAACCTCATCCTGCAGCACTCAGTCAGTGTGCGGAGGATAGACACTGCCATTCATACTACTGCCTTTGATGGTCAGTCCTATGATGGCAAGGGTGCAGCTAAAGCAGACTCTAGCCGCCTGCACGCTCTAACAGTAACCGTAAAGCCAGTTAGGAGGCACATTGTATGAACCCGACCCAGCCGGTATACGTACCCATTCCGTACATCAATAGCAAGACTATTGAGTGCGACCCAGTGGCCTTTGCTAACTGGCTCAACGAGCTGGTAGACAAGGTTAACTACCACGACCTAAAGCTGACAGAGCTTATCAAGAAGGTGGAGAAACTAACCTCTGAAGTGGCTTGCCTTGATGAAAAGGTTAAGGAGCTTGAGAAGCGGCTCAAGGCGGTAGAGGACAAGATCAAGGAGATCGAGAACAGGGTTAAAGTCCTGGAAGAATTCCTGAATGGTACCAACAATATCTTCAAGGAACTCAATGATCGTATTGACTGGATCTACAATCACCTGCCTTCTGGTACAGGAAACATCCCTGACGACTGGAAGTTTGGCATGGGTAATATCAACGTAATGTCTGGAAACAATGGAACGCCATCCCTGAGCGTAGGAATCTTCACCGGGCTGTCCATTGAAGAAAATGACATCTATTTCTGGTAGGAGGTACTATGGCAGATAAAAGTACAGTAGTTCGGCCAGAGATCGGCATTAAGCCTGGTGCAGATGGGACTATATTGGTAACAAAGAACGGCACCCCTCAGTGGGCGCCAAAGGAAACGGCTAATATCTCTAGTGAAGATATTAAGAAGGCTGTTGACGAGTTCAAACCAGAGGTTCTGGCTGCTGCTAAGGCCGAAATACAAACAACAAAAACAGAACTATCTGCAAAGATAAAAACCAATGAGGATAATATCGCCTCAAACAAAACAAACATAACCACCCATTCGAATGACATCCAGTCTACTCGAGAAATAGCTCGTGAGGCTAAGCAGACCGCTACTTCATCTGGTCAGTCTGCGGCTAAGGCTAAGGTTGAAGCGGCAGGCGCTAAGGCAAAAGCAGAAGCTGCCCAGCAGTCTGCCGATGAGGCTAAGGTGCTTGCTAACGAGGCCAAGGCTGCACTTGGTGGTTTCCCGGATAGTGACCTTGATATGAAGGGCCACAAGGTGTCAAACCTTGCTACCCCTACTCGCGGTCACGAAGCCGCCAATAAGCAGTATGTAGACCAAGAGATCGCTAAGATTCCTTCTGGTGGTGGCGGAGGAGGTGGCACCGTAGGCCCTCCTGGCCCTAAGGGCGACCAAGGTGACCCAGGCCCGATGGGTCCTCCAGGTCCTAAGGGTGACCAAGGTGGCCCAGGCCCTAAGGGTGACGATGGAGAAACCGGTCCTCGTGGCTTGCAGGGTCCCCCTGGTGTCCAGGGTCCTCCTGGCCCTGCTGGTCCTGCTGGCCCTGCTGGTGCACAGGGGCTCACCGGGCTAACCGGTCCTGCTGGCCCTGCTGGCCCTCCTGGCCCACAGGGGACACAAGGTCTTAAGGGAGAAACCGGTCCTGCTGGTCCTGCCGGTCCTGCCGGTCCTGCTGGTCCTACCGGTCCTGCCGGTCCTGCTGGTACTACTAAGTATTCTGAGCTAGAAGGAGCTCCAGATTTGTCTACCTTCTTGAAGGGTGACACCGATATACGCGTCAAGAGCATAGAGCTCAAGAGTGGTATTTCTTCTGGTGTTAAGATCTCCAACACGGGGAATATCATCGCCAACGTCGGTGATATAGGGCTTAGTTCTACTACCGGTAAAATCTTTACCAAGACGCCGGACGGCACCGAGGAAGTCCTGACCAACCCTGAGGCCTATGTGAAGACGTCTAACCAGAGGAACGTAGTCTATGCCCGTAAAGACGGGCTGGAGACCCCAATCCCTCACTCGGCATCACCACAGGGCAACTTTATTATGTCTCGTGATGCTTCTGGCCGTGCTCAGGTGGTAGACCCACTAGATCCGGCAGACGTAGCTACTAAGAAATACGTAGACAGCAAAGTAGCTGCAATCCCTGGCGGGGGGGGCGGCGGTATAGGGCACGCAGTCAGTTGTAGGGTATCCCCCGCTACTAACTTTTTTCTGATGGGCCCGGGAGTGATGGGTCTGACAAATATAGACCAGAAGGGAAACCTGAGGATTAGCCCAACGAATGAAAATCTTATAGCCGTTGGTGCGGGGATAAAGATGGTGATGCTATCGGCTACCATCATGGGTCATGAGCTCCAGAAGTATATGTTCATCATTCTTCAGAAAAAAGTCGCCGGCACTGATCAGTGGATTGACATGTCTCAGGCTCTGGCCTCCCACCAACCAACCGGTTTCGCGGGCACCACAGCCTCGGCACTGATCCCAGTGGCAGAGAATGACCGTCTGCGAGTGTTTGTGGATACTTACGGCTATATTCGTGGGGGCCTCTCTAATATTTACGCGATAGGAATAAGCTAAGGCTATGGGTATGGACAAGATAACCGAGACAATGATCCGGCTTGAGTCTAAGCTGGATAGCGCCCTATCTACCCTTAACGATCACGAAAGCAGGCTCAGAACCACTGAGAAGCTGGTGATTCTCATGAAGGGGATAGAAGACCAAAGGGTTAAAGAGCAGCAAGTTCTTGATGACCTGGTATCTAAGTGCGTAGAGGTAGAGCACACACTCGATAAGGTAAAGTCCCAGGTAGACTTCTACAAGAAGATTATCTGGGCTATCTCCGTAGCTGTTATTGGAGGAGTAGTAAACCTAGCATTCAAATGGCTGGAGGGGGTCCATGCGAAATAAGGTAGTAGGGAAAAACACTCGTAAAGGGTCTAACCTAAAGACGGGCAGAAGGTATGACTATGATAAGGAATACCAGAAGTCTCCGGAACAGGTTAAGAACCGAGTGGCCCGCAATAAGGCACGAAGACAAATGACAAAAACAAAAGGGAAGGCTGCCATGAGGGGGAAAGACGTTGACCACAAACGCCCCCTCTCAAAGGGTGGCTCAAACAGTAAGAGGAATTTGAGGCTAATCCCAGCCGGGAAGAATAGAGCAAGAAAATGATAAATAGAGAGCTTCTTAAATTCCCTGAACAGCTGATTGCCTACCTAAGAAAGCTAGAACTACGGGTAGACGAACTGGAAAAAGAACTCAAAGCAATAAAGATTAAGCAGGGAGGTTAGCAATGCCGGGAGTGTTAAACATAGCACAGATTACTGGAATGAATGCTGGTGTTATCAACGGCGCGGTTGACCTCGCGCTTTCTCGGATCTCTGAGGATACTATTCAGTTCGACTATGGTGACTACATCATGGGTGGCATCAAGTCTAGGGTTACCGGGCGGGTGAAGATTACCCCTACTGAAGAAGTGAGGATGCCGGATAATACAGTGATGGTTAAGCTTAGCGTCCAGTATCTCTCCTTCTACAGGACTCTGATAAACTCTGGGCACAACTGCTACACAGTCCGTATTCATATCTATGCCAGCCAGGACCGCAGTAATGAGATCTTTCACTTTGACGATAATGCCTGTGGTACCAGCAAGAATATGCCTACACCATCATTTGAACTGCAGGTATATATTCCCCCTCGTCAGACAGTGCATGCTGGATTTGGCCGCTATTGGAACCAGATCACGTCTCTGTCTCACCCGAAGGAGGATGAGTTTAACGGTGGTATTTCACTGTATAACCCACTAAGAGCTGGTTACCAACCAGGCATGCAACGCCATGGTAATGAATGGCTTAGTCATGACCGAGTAGGAGGACAGTGTCTCTACATGGGCCCCTACGGCAGGCGAACAGTTATGTGGACTCGCGGCGGAGATGAGAACCAGGTGGGAGACCCACCGTCTTATCGCACTGCAGACACCTGGAGAAATATGAAAAAGATAGGCAACCTGGCACAGCCATAATTGCCCCTTCAGAATACCCCCTAAAACCGCGTAGAATCGCTCTCAGAGGGCTTCTAAAGTAAAAGATGAGTATAAACCCATCTCAGAGATTAAAACGAAAAGCTCTAGAGGTGAGAAACGGTCGTAGAGACCGAAAGGAGTAGTACATATGTCATGCCATGAATGTAGTGGCCAGAGAGGTACAAATACACACAGCCTCCACACCCAGGTACGGACTACTGTCTCAGAAGACGATAACACTGTTACCGAAGTCACGCCGTGGACTAGTATGCCTCAGTTCATGCTGCCAGAGCTGCCGAGTGATCTTGATCTTATTGGTGGTTCTAGCGAGATGGGCAAGGCCTGGAGGATCCCAGTACAGCGTATCCTTCCTGGTGGAGACCTAAACCAGTTTAGGTACCTAATAAACAAAAAAATGCAGCCAATAACAGTCCCTCGTGGGCATGTTATCCCAGTGAGGATTCCCAATTCACAGGAGCCGGTAGAGGCGGCTCGGGGCACAGCTGGTAAGTGGGCTCAGTCAGTGGCTATCTCTAGCTCTTCTAAGCACCTAGTCATCCAGTCTACAGGCTTTGTCACCTTCCCACGAACACACGTCTATACTGTTGGTAAAACCTATTACCTCAGTAAGGACGTCCCTGGGCAGGTAGTATCGGTTAAGCCAACACCAGAATCACAGGCGTTGTTTACTGTGATTGACGAGGTGACAATCTCGCTTAATGTGGAGCTAAAATAATGATTGCTAATGCATCAACCAACGGTGGTCGCCTTGGCCGGGTGCATGCAGAGTTTGATGATGGGTATATATTCACCATCCGAAGGGGCAAAGACTATGTGCCGGTAGTGTTTGACTTCTATGACATCTTTGATTGTCGCCACAGAAGCGTCATAGCTACCGGCCCTGTCTACCACGATAAGCTCCTACGCCGAGATGGTGGATGGAGGGAACATAAAGACTTCTTAACCCCGACCTTTAGCTGGTCAAGGGTGAGGGCGGTTAAGGTTAAGGAGGGCCTCTGCGGAGAGGATATGACCAACAAGAAGCGGTACGCATTCGAGCTCGATAGGGCAGAAGATGCTGCGCTTTGTGATTTGGTCATAGACCGCTCGACGAGGTATCGCTGCGACTCTACTTACTGGAGAATAGACAAGACCATCCAGAATGAATCCAGCTATGAACTCTTTGGCTTCTCTCAATCAGACCCAAGGACTTGCTTCGAGGAGAACTGCGATAAGCCGTGCAGCCCAGACAGTTGGTTTGCAAGAACTGGATGTGATAGGGGGCCGGGAGACTGCTTAATACTAAATGACAATATGGAAGGAGAACAGTAATGAGCTTTATTGGAGGACATAAGATCCAGCAGCTATTCGAAGATGTCCGTACTCAGATTTCTGATGATGCACATCTCTATACTGATACTTTTCTGTTGTCTGCGCTCAATTCTGCTATACACATCCTAGCCATGGAGAAAGACCTTGAGCGAATGTTTAAGGTTAAGTACCAGGCAGAGCTTGCTACCATCAACAAAGACGGTACTCGTGCTGCCAGGTGGACGCTTGACCTTGATGGTGAATTAGTCGGCAAGGAACGATTCAGCCTGATAGCTCAGGATGATTGCTATACCGATGTAACGCCATGCTACAAATCACCACGAGAATTCTTTAAGTGTTATCGCTTCCCAGAGAATAATGCCCCTGGCTTGCCATGCTCATATACCATAGAGCACCTTGGCGACCAGACAACCCTCATCCTAGACAAGCCGTTAGATAGACTGATCGCTATTGATGCGGTCTTTTATATTATCCCTCGGTATTTGACTCTCGAAGATAAGGTTGCACCATTCTCGTCATCCTTTGCTGAGCCGGTAGCAGAGCTGATGAAGATTGTCATCAATAAGGAACAGACAGACTTCGCGACTGCCAATGCCCGGTATCAAGACCTGGATAAGCTTGTTTCAGATATTGCTAACAAGCTCGCCCTGCAGGCCATGAATGATGAGCCGGTATTCGTTAACGGAGGGGTCAACTAATGAGAAGACAATCCTATGTCAATACTCACTGGTATCAGCGGCCAGATGCACCCTATGCTCGGACATCTGGCTGGGCTACCCGTTACTATAACCGCAAGACTGGTGATGCCGTGGTCACAGCTCTGTCTGGTTTGAACGTTACTGACGATGACTTCTCTAAGCGAAAGGGAGAGTCTCCAAAGATCGAGAACGCTCGGCTTAACGGCTCTAAGGAGACAAGGAAGCGTGCTCAGTCTATGTCCCGCATGGGGCAGAGGTTCAACGGTATGCCTCCTGGCTCTGAGGAGACTCACACGAAGCCTGTTGGTGATGAGTGGATCCCGGTGAAGGAATTTCGCTCAGTCAAATTCCAGGTAAAGAGCTCTGGCCGATTAACATCTATTGGCCTGTACCTAAGAACAAAAACAGAAGTGAAGAACACCAACGCATATTTCCTGGCTATCGTCAGGGCTAAGGGATCTCGTAAAGAAATCTGCCGAGCTATTAAGCCAGTCAAGAAAATCAAGAAAGAAGCGGAGCTGACATGGTTCCGCCTTATTAGAACCCTGGAGGGAGACTTCGAGCTTGAGCTGACCTTAGTGGATGACATGAACAATACTGGCGCTCCACTAGATACCGTCGTGGAAGTAAGCGCCACAGGTGAGTTTAACCATGAATGGGCAGAACACAAAGTGCCTAACATCGATGAGGCATTGCGTGAGATCCCATATAAGTACAACCTAGGCATCAACAACGCTGTGGTGTGCACCAAGACCACCACCTGGAAGCCATGGAATGCTTGGATACAGAATGGTTACTTTGTTTCTGGTGATACTAGGTACATAATTATCCCAGTCATCAACGGAGAGGGGAAGAGAGAGATCTACAAGCAGCCATATGTCAGGTTCCGCAAGGATGGGAGCTTTGAAATACTGAGGAATCAGCCGATAACCCTGTTCATTCCAACAAACAAAATAAACCAGTACTCTATGCAGGTGAGGATGACCCAGGCTGGTGGAGCTGTCTATTTTGTTGATGGATTCTCTCACCTACAGAAGGTAGACCTGGAGAACTGGGGTATTACCGAAGCCAAGCCTACCAATGTGGACATGTTCAGCTTTGTGCCGAATAACCTCTATTACAAGAACAGTCTTATTTGGCACAACAATCAGTTCTGGAGGGCTAAGGCAGACTTTAGGTCTGGGGCCACCTTTGACCCAAATCAATGGACTCCAGAGGGCTCTGATAGCCTTACAGCCTGGCCAGGAGCCAGCCTGATCTATTTCCTTAATAACCGATTGTTCTTATCGGGGTTTAGAGAGGCCTCAGTGGGTATTCCAAAGAAGCCAGAACCAAACCTAGTCTTGGTATCCTCTATTGACTCTGTAGCTCCCCGCTACGACATGTTTAATAGACAAATAGAGTTCTTCTACGTGCCAGACCGCTCACCAACATCTACAGGCTCAGCTCCGATCACGGCGTTTAGCTCTTACTCTGACTCCCTGATCATCTTTACTGCTGATGGCTTTGTGTATGAGCAAGTAGCCGCCAATGTAGAGTTTGGTGGTATTAGCCAGACCACCCCAGAAGGTTCTAACTACGGCTGTCTCAAGCAGGAGCACGTAGTGAAGGGCAGGAACAATATCTACTTTGTTAACCCAAGCCTTGGCGTGATGCGTCTTGGCGGTTCTGTTGCTAACACTGTCTCCCGGCCGGTTGATTCTATCTTGAAGAGGATCAACGATAACCAGTTAGACAAGGCATATCTATCTATGCACGGAGACATGCTCCGCTTCTACCACACGACCGATAGCGATAAGAATGACGCCTGTCTGATCGACTATACCCAGTACAGCCGGCAGAAAAGTTACTGGTACTACGACACCAATACCCCGGTGAAGATGATGTATTCTGACGACTCATACGACATCGAGCTCGGCATTGGTAGTGAATACCCATGCGTTATTGAGGCTGAGAATACTCTGAGAGATTTCGACTGTGCTATCGAGTATGTCTACTATACTGAGTATCTGAACACCCCGAACACACTCGATGGGATGATTGTCAGACGAGTCCACGTGACCACCCTGCAGGATTTCCACTCTTCGATTTATGTTGGGCTGGACTACAATCACAACAATAAGCCGATCGTCTGGAGACGGTTCGTAACTGCCGCAGAGAGGGGCGACTATATGCCAGAGGATGTCTTCTCTGACGATGAAGAGGTCGGAGCAACCACAATCTCGCTCAGGGTATTGACGACAGATAGCGAGTTTTGCCAGATTAGGATCAAGCAGTATTGCTATGATTACCAGGCAGAGATATTACGATTAAGTCTCGAGTACGGAAACAGAACCAATCTGTAGGAAAGGAGGACATGGTGAACGATCAGGTACTACAAAACATTTTCAACCAGGCCAAGCTAGCCATCAGTAATGACGCTCAGACTAAGCTGTACAACACTCTGCAGGGTCGCACTCAAGCCTTCCGGAAGATTAACCAGAAGGCTAACCAGAGACATACTATGTTCTCAGGAGCTCCTGCAGCCCAGCAGCTACAGTATGATGCTGCTACAACCATTCCAACCGGAGTGAAGCTTGTGGCAGATGCAGCTCAGAAGATGCAGACCAACCAAGAGCAATGGAACAAATATACTGAGTATGTCAAAGAAATGAATGACAAGGCGAAGGAACTGGAAAGTCAGATTAAATATTAGGAGATAGGATGGACGTACAAAATACTCCGGTGACACAAGGCATAGATATAAATGTCGGTGATGTCCAAAACATGCCCCTAGAACAGATTGCTCCAAAGTACGAAGAAATGAGCAATAAGTTTAACGAGATGGGGCAGAATATTGTCAGAGATATTGCTGGTAGACAGAGCCAGCTAATAGGCCGCAGCTTTTCTTGGCCTAGTGAGGGTGCTATAGGTGACTACAATGAAAACACCTATATCACGCCAGCCGTAACTAATGCCCAGTCCTCTATCCGTCAGATAGGGGCTTCTGTGGCGTTACAGGAGGGTATGCGCCGAGGAGAAGAGGCTGCTAAGAAACGATTGAAAGATGCCCAGGATAAATACAATAAGTGGGTAAAGGAGATGAACCGTCGAGCTGCAGCAGCTGCAGAAGCTCAGCGTGCTGCTGCTCAAAAGGCTGCTCAACAGCAACGAGTGGCCCAGTCTCAGATTGACCCAGAATACCTAAAGAAGAAGGGTTTGACTGCCGACGACTTTGTGTCGATGTCTGCAGCTCAGAAAGAGCAGTTCTACAAGGACTACTATGACAGCAAGATCGGCGTTAACTGGGGAGACAAGAATAAGTGGAATGAGGTCAAGAACCAGGTGTATAACGCCCTTGGAGCGTCTCAGGAACAGCGACAGGATAAGTCTACTGGCAATCAGTCCCAGGCCTCTAAGGATTTTTGGGCAAGCAAGGCCGCCACGGATAAGTTCCATGAGATCTGGTACTCATCATATGGCGATGGTAAACAGATCTATCAAGGACGGGGTACATTCGTTACTAAGATGAAGGAGGCTGTTAATACCTTCTTCAATCCTCAAACCCCAGAGCAACATAAGGCCTCTTTTGACCAGATTCTGAAGACTGTGTCCCTAGAAATCCCCGCCCTGAAAAAGGTTCAGGAATCTACTGCCGGTGATCGTGAAACAGAAATGCGCCGCTACGACCAGATGAACAGGGATATGGCCCGGAAGAATCTGTCTAGTGATGAAGTCCGGGAGATGAACCGTGAGTATCTTAAGGTTTATAAAGGCCAGGAGGATACTCAGAGACTGTCTGAGCTCCTTAACAAGGCTGGTGCTGCTAACCCGACAAAGGCTCACAATAAGGTGGTCTCTGTAGATAAGTCTGTGGTTACCCCTGCCCAGTTGCTAGAGAATCTGTTTGGCCTAGATAAGGGCGAGCTGGAGTCTCTTCGTAAGTTTAAGCTGGAGGAGCCAGACAAGTTTAATAGGGTCACCAATGAGATCATGGACATCCGGATGGGTGACTTTGTTCACTATTCTGATGGTAATCCTGATAATATGGATAACTATCGGTTCAACAAAGAAACCAACAGCTTTGATCTAGCTCCTGCTGGTACGACCATCGTGAAGGTAGCTCCTGGTGCACAGGAAGATGCAGACCTTAAGGATGTGATGAACCTCTACAAAGACCCAATCCTCCTTAAGAAGATCCGAGAGAATCCAGACAGTGAAGAGGCTAAACAATACAGCAAGAAGCTAAACAAGTTCGCCAAGACTCAGTCTGATTCCCTGATGGCTGGAGCTATGTATGACACGGTGACTGGTAGCTCTTTGTACAACGCCTTGAAATACGATCCATCCAACAATGAAGACAAAAAGATGAACATCCGCGGCAAGAAGATCTCTGAGTATCTGAAAGAGTTTAACTCCCTCAGCAACGAAGACTTCTCGAAGCGGGTGCGCGAACTCCTCACACTAGCTAACAGCGAGCGAGGATTCTTCTTAGACAAAGAGGGCAACAAGCTTTCTATGAACCGAGCAGATGGCGCTCCTCTTATTGGCGGCAAGGGCAACCTGGACTTCTCTCCAGAAGAAGCTGCAGCTCTGTTTACCGTCATCAAGAAAGAAGCAGAGGCCGGCAACATGCGAGACCAACGCTTTGGTGCCGGTGAAGGTACTGACCTTGAAGTAGTAGAGCGTACTGCCAAGAACTTCAGGAATAGCATGAAGCTGGCAGAAGGCGTAGCTAATGTTGTTGGTGCTTTCTTTACGATACCATTCTCTAATGTTAGCCAGGGCTTCCAGAATAATGCCCGTAAAGCCTTTGGTGAGATGGGTGAGGCTAAGAAGGGTGAATGGGGATATGGGGTAGACCTCCGCACCTCTCAATATGACGCCTTTCGTAACCTGATGGAGATGCAGCACTCTACCAAGAATGGCTGGCTAGGTCAGGGTACAGACTTCTGGACTGACGTGAAGCGTGGTGCTGGTGAGGGTGTTGCCTTTGTTGCTGATATGGTTGCTCCTACTGTAGCCTTTGGTGCAGCTAAGAGTTTAGCTGTCGCTGCTGGTAAAAGCCTAGCTCAGCGTGCCACTGTGCAGATTGCTGAGAAGGTGGCCAAGCAAATGGCCGAGAAGGCTGGCTTGAGCTTTGAACGGGCTACTATTAGTAACGCCGATGATGTTATTGAGAATGTTGGCAAAACACTCACTAAAGATGGATACATTGCCTCTCGTTCTAGCAAACTAGAGGCGTCGCATCCTCTCGCAGAGAGGTTGCAACCCATTTCTGAAGTTAAAGCCCCTCAGGAGGCCTTAGAACGCGTTACAGGGCATGTTTTGAAGGGGCAATCTGATGACGTAGCAGAGAAGATTAGCAAAGAGTCTATCTCCACTAAGAGTACCTCTGAGTTCATCGAGACTGGCGCTAAGCCTGCTGTAACAAAGGGCCTGGCCCATGATGACCCACTGTGGGGTAGTATCAACAAGGTGTCCCAAGACGTAGCTAGGATCACTACTCAGCGTGGTGACGTGATGAAATATTTGAAGAACTATGACCATAAGATCTTTGGCTACAAGACTCGCGAGGAGTTGTTCCAGGATATAGATAAGGCTACTAAGGGTATGGCATTCAGGAACACTGCTGCTAAGAAGCAATACGTAGGTGCGCTCAAGAATAGGGTAGACCTACTCCGCCAGAGTTTTGGTGAGCATACAGCCTTGATGACCGCTGGTATTCGTGCAGAGAGTATTGCCAATGCATCTCCTTCTGCTATTCGTGCCGCTGTGCAGATTCTGTCTGGCAGGGAAGGCTTCTTCACCATCAAGAAGGTCTCTGAAGCTACTACCCGTGCTGGTATGTCTATGGCTCGTACTGCCCGTAAACTAGGACAGGATACCGACACCTGGAAGGCATTTGCTCAGCGTAAAGACCTAGCAGAGAAGCTTATCGATAAGGCTGCTGCCATGGGCAAGAACGGCAAGAAGATGGGCACGTCAGACGTGCTGCGCTTCATGGCCAAGGAAGTGGGGGACAAGGGTGCCCGCTACCGTGTCTTTGCCCAGAGGTTCCTGAAGAATGAGGCTATTGGCAATGCCATGTGGGCTCAGTATGAACTGAAGAACAGCCCAGAGAATCTATCCAGTGCTGACTACATCATGCAGAACGTGGTTGGTGGTACTGCCATTTCTATGGCTATGACTGGCCTTGGCGGTGCGTGGCTACGCAGGAATATCTCCAAGACAAACACACAACTACAGAAACAAGCAGAGATCCTGTCGAGGAATGCTCAGGATGTGACCTCTCCTGCCTATCAGAAGGCTGCCAATAAGATTACTGAGCTCCACAACAGGGCCCAGATGCTAGCAGACAAGTCTATGGATATGTCCCACTCTAACTATGTGGTGGCAGAAGCTCGGAAGGCGGCAGATGATGCCAAGGCGACCATCCAGGAGCACCTGGCCTCGTTGTCTGATACCGAGTTTGGCAAGATAGCTCAGAAGGCTACTGCTCACTCGGGCAAGGCTGTGAAGGACAAGTTGAACGCGACAATGCCGTATAGCTACCGTATGATGAACGCTTTGTCTTCTATGCGAGCTGCTGCTGGTGTTCGCTGGGCACAGTACTCTAAGGAACTCCCTAACCTGTTCGCTCTTGACGCTAAGGCTTCTGCAAAGATTACTGCCGAGGTTTACGAGAAGGCTATCAAGGGAGCTACCTTTGAAGAGAAGAGAAAGATTGCTGTTGACACTGTGGCAGAGAACCTGGTCGCCATGCGTGGTGTCTCTAAGCCTGTAGCCAAACGTGAGGCTGAATATCTATTTAGCGAATACGACAATATGTGGGCTCGGGCAGAGAAGTCTGGTATAGACATCAAGTCTTTTGGTGGAGATAAGCGTGCTGTGTACCTCTCCCCTGCTGGCATTACGTCTATCAAGGGCGATACCCCTGACGCATATCTTGGCCTGGCCACAAAGAGAAAAATAACGTCTGAGGTGTCTAACCCTGTTATTGAGCGTGCTGATGATCATGGCAAGGCCGCACGAAGCTTCCTAGAAACTGGCAAGACTTCAGTGAATGGAGGTATTTCAGTCACCAACCCGGACGGGTTTAACCTGGTGGTGTCTCTGAATGCTTACGCCAACCGACTTGAGTCCAAGATGAGCCTGGAGTCTATTGAGAACAATGTGCTGAAAAATGGTGACATTGTCATTAAGGGTGAAAAGAACCTGACCGCAGCAGTGGAAGCTGACAAGGCCTATTACAAGAACCTGGTAGACGTTGAAAAGGCTGGCATGAAGGGCTATGAGGATGAAATCAAGGAGATCACCTCTAAGCAGAAAGCTCTTGCTGACAAGCTCGATGACGCCCATATCACAAACACCGTTGAGAAGGTAGAGCTGGCCGGGAAGCAGAAGGAGAGAATCCAGTCTGAACTAGAGGCTCTCCGTACTGAAGCGGCTAACACTCCTGTATCCTACGAGACTGTTGCTCGTGATGAGCTAGGTACTCGGTATAAGGCGACTCGTGAAGCTACGGTCAAAGAGATCAAGAACATTGAGAAGAATCGACTGGTTAATGCTATTGAGACGTCCCTGCTGAAGCGCTCAGGGTTGGATAAAGATTCTATTGTTCCAATTCTTAAGTTTGGGGCAGAAGAGTTCAATAAGGCTAAAGGTCAAATCCTTCGTGGTGAAGAGCCTGCTGGTTGGGTACGAAGGTACCTAACCCAGTCTGGTGACTATGGAGAGACAGCTCTGGCTGCGTTGTTCCAGGAGGCTGGCTATAAGATCAAAACCTCCTCAAAGACAAAAGAATATTTAGCTGGGCTCAAGAAAGACCCTGCAGGCACACTAAAGAAGGTCTTTACAGAGAAGGCTCCTAAGAAGATTCCAGAGAAAAAGGTACTCGCTCCCGCTGCTATCGAGCAGAAGTCCGATCAAGTTCTATCCATGAATGTCGGTGTTGGAGATCCTAGATCTCTGCGCGAGCTCAAGAAGCAGGTCGGCACAGACTCCCCTCGCATCAACAGACTCTACTCTGATGCCCAGAAGGCCTTTGCTAGCTTAGAGGGAGACGTTTCTGTTTCGGACATTTGGGATTATGTCCTCGAACGTACTCCCATCGGAACTGGCAAGAAAAACTCCTTTGGGATGAAGAACGCGATCACCCAGCGCAAAGAGCTGGAGAGTGCAATATCTCGCATGGGGAATAATACAGAAAGTCTGATCAAGGATCTCGAGATCAAGCCAAAGAAGTTTACCAAGGGCTCCTATAAGGGTCTAGACGAAACTGACGTACTAGCCAACCGCAAGAAGGCTGTAGAGATGCTCGATGATGCTCTGAACCAAGAACGGAATAACTTCATCAACAGGACCGACGCCTATTACAAAGAAGTCTCTGAGGGTGGAGAAAGCCTTATCAACGAGTCTGGTATCGTTGAGAACATAGTAGACGACAAAACTGGCGCATTAGTTGGTGCTAAGTCTAATGCTGTCATGGCAGATGATGCAGTCTATGAGTTCAACAACCTTCCCCTTGACGTGAAGAACCAGGCCATTAAGGACTGGCTAGAAGCGGTTGAATCTAAACTCCCGGAAAGGGGCGCCAATATTGGTAAACACAAGGAGACTATCTGGGAAAATAGGATAGAGAATCTATACGACATTCTTGCTGAGTCAGACTTACAGCTACACGGCCGTGAGAAGATGACTAGCCGTGTTGCTCCACCAGCAGAATACTTCAGTACAACAAACAAACCTTCCGTTAAGAACCGCTCTGGCTATAACTTCATAGATGCTACAGACGTACTTTCTGCCCGCATCAATGAGCTTGAATCGGCAGAGTTGCAAGATCTGTTCTCGAAGGAGATGGAGAATTTCACCGATGATATTCTTCGTGGCGAGTATGTTGACGAGAAAGAAATAGCCCCACTCATCAAGAGGGTCCTAGAAGAGTCTGAAGGCGAGCCTGGCCATGACAAGTTCCTGAAGGAGCTAGATGGTGCTGGTGTGCATCGTGATGATCTAGATAGGCTTACTATAGAGAAGACTGATCCAGATGCCGTATTCCATGTTGATGAGTATGCGACATCTCGTTATGAAGACAACCCGGGGGGCCGAGAGGAAGACTCTCTTGCTGATTATTTGGAGAGGCGACGTTCCCCAGAAGAATATCTGCCAGGAAGCTTCTATGAGGCGCTTCACCCTGAAAAGGGCTCTGGCCTAGACATTCTTCCGCTGTCTACTCAGCGCAAGATTGCAGAGGATAACATCCGAGACTCTGTTGAGAGTAAAATCTCTGCCAAGATCAAAGAGCTCGAATCTGCGAAGGAGGCTGAGCTTTCTGCCATGAAGGAATTGAAGCAAGAGTCTTCTAGGAAGAATTCCTATTACAAGACATCCCCAGAGCAGGCCAAGGAGGCCCTAGACGAGATTAGAGCCCTAGGGAAGAAGATAGAGGCAATTACCTCCAGTTCTGGCTTTAGGGCCTCTCAGAAGCGCTTAGAAGACGCCACAGAGGCATATAACAGGGTCCTTTCTGGTGAGGGTGCATCTGCCTACACTAACCGCTTTGGTACGACATTCCTGGCCGATGCTAATAATCTGAATGGTTACTCTGAGGCCCGGTCTATCCTTGATGTTTCTGTCGCCCAGAGCACACGAGAAGGGTTCCACCCGATAGAAAACAGAAGGATCCGGAAGGAGAACCGTCAGCTTAAGTCTATCGGGGAGAAGAGTTTTAATGAGCGACAGAATACCTACGGGCATCTGAAAGATTCCATCAGGAAGAGTATTGACCCGGCCCTTGGCGATATTGCCGATGAGGACATCCTTGCCTCACATGGCTGGGCACAGATGATGGCCGTATCCAATTCAGAGTTCTCTAAATCGCAGGGTGTTTACCAGGCGATGATGAAGCTGGCTGGTTTCAACAAGCAGATTCAGTCCCTACAGCTTGCTGGTGGTATTAGCTACTTTAATGCCTTTACCTTTAGGCAAGCGTTGTCTGCTCTGATGACAGACCCTGGCTCACTACCAACCTTCATTAAGAGCTTCTTTGATGCACGATCGTCTCGCTCAGTAGCAGACTTCTTCAGAGCTAACCAGGACAGGATTACAGAGGTTACCCTCAGCACTGGTGACCCATTCTACATGGACAGTCTGATCGATATGGTGTCTAGGGACAGGGGCTACTCAACGAATGTCACCCAGGACATCCTGGATTCCTGGAAGGGCAATAAGTATGATGTAGTCATGAAGAGGACTCCAAAAGAGAACGGTAAGCTCAAGCCTGGTGAACCGATGTATGATGTCACTACGAGCCAAGCAGTACAGAGTGGTAGAGCTAGCCGGCTGGCAGAATCTATCCAGTCCTCTATAGACCGGATCTTTGAGGAGCCGACCTTCAAGCGCTATATCCCGGTGCTACAGACTGCTATGTACCTAAGGAACCTAGACAGGGCTCACTGGGCACTAAGGTCCGCCTTGAATATCCCAGTAGAGAAGCCTCTGGAGGACAGGGAGACCGACTTGGTGGTGAAGCTAGCTCACGCCAGAACTAAGCTGTTCTGGCACCCAATAAAGACTGTTGGTAATGCTAAGAACCTACTGATCCCTAAGAGGAGCGGTGCGATGTCAGCCGACATGGCTGTGAGGGCTAACTACGAGTCTATGATTGATGACTATGTTGCCCGAGGGGGAAAGCTCTCATCTAAGCAGGTGTTAACCTCATTCTTCTTTGCCCTGGACTACAAGGCAACGATGATGGGTAGGATGCTAAACGGCCTACAAGGATTTGCTAGACCACATAACTTTGTTTATGGTGGTGCTCGCAAGGACATGATGGCTATGATGGGTGTTATAGGTGCAGCAGTGCTCTGGAACGCCCAGAACGGCTATGAGACGGCCTTTGATAACCCCGATAAGCTTCTCTCCAACCTGAACAATCTTGGTAAATTCCGACTAGGAGACGACAAGGGATCTGCGGTGATTGATCCGTTCTTCTCGCAGTTCACCCTGGTCAACTCTGCTATGCGGGGCACGAGAGGCATGCTTGGGTATGAAGGTGGTACCGATACTGGTAATATGAACGCTCAGCGTGGTACGCGGTTCAAGATAGGTAACTGGCACATTGGAGACTTTGGACCATTAAACCCAATCTTTGATGAGATGGCCACAAACCTGTTGAACCCATACAAGTCTGTGTATGAGCTGTTTACCAACAATACCTTCTTCGGGAACAACATCTATGAGCATCCAACTCTGCCGAATGGTCAGCCTAACCCGAACTACAACCTGTATAGAAACATTGGTGCTTCCATCCAACACCTACTTAACTTCGACACAACGAATGAGTGGGTGAAGGGGGCGAACACTATTGGAGATAAAACTGGTCAGGTAGGAGGCTCTGGTCTTGTGCAGCATCCATTCATGGAAGCCTACAAAGCTTGGAAGAGCGGCGACTATGGTGCAGCCCTGTTTAAGGTCATGGAGATGCCTCTCAAGTATGAGAGTCTAGCAGGTGAAGCGAGAACCTCTCTGAATACCTATGTGCTTAAGGGCATCAGCCAGCAGAAGGAAGTCTACGATCAAGTTGTGAGAGATAATCCCGGCAACAAGGAAAAGATTGATAAGGCCTATGGAGACTACGTCAAGAACTCCATCAAGCTGATCAACGACTGGAATGACAAGTGGAAGGCCTTCAAGAAGGATCCTAAGCTGCTTGCTGCGGCCAATAATATCCTTGTTGGTTTCTTCTCTGGTGAGTATGACGATGACCTCAAGAAGATGCAGACTGCATACTGGAAAGCTTCTATTGATTCTCAGATGGGCGGAGACTTTGGCTTCGACAAGAAAGAGAATGAAACTGAAGAGCAGTATGTAGAGCGCAAGAACAAGTCCTACGAGTTCTACGCAAAGCAGCTCGATAAGGAATATGAGGCTCGTCAGACGCTGAAGAAATACGGCTGGAAGGTAGAGGATAAAGCCTTTGAGGATGCTGAGATTGAGTACAAGAATACCAACAAGGCAGTAGCAGCCCAGGTAGACGCAGTACTCAATGGCAAGATTGCAGGGTTCAGAAACTTCGCAGAGATGAAGGCTAACTATGAGAGCAGGATTAAGAACCTAGACAATCTCTATGATGTGTTTGATGCCAAGGGCGCTAAGAAGCTTCGTGAGAAGAAGGCCGCCCTGGCAGAGGAATACAACAAACAGCTCTTCGATGCTCTCGCTCCGTTTGTTGATAAGTACGGGGTAGACATCTTGAACTACCCAGCAAACAAGGGCGGCTTCATGGAGACAGAGATTTCTAAACTGGTGCTTGTTCCTGCCAATAAGTTCTACAGCGGCAAGGACCCTCAGAAGTCCTACTTGAAGGACCAGTTTGGGGTAGGCTATAGGAATAACACAGCCCTGCCTTCAGACGCAGAGGTGCAAAAGAGATTCCTGCAGGTACAGAACATCCTGAAGGCTGGCCGGTTTGCTCAGGCTAACTCTAAACTCGACTCATTGATAGAAGACATCCGAAAGGGTAGGGTAGGAGTAGCCGGAAGAGACTGGGCTAAGATTGTTCATTATAAAGCGCTGTTCGACAGCAAGAGTTATTAGGAGGATTATGGACGGCATTCATTTGTCATCAAAGAATCCTGAGTACGACTACGTACTGAGGTACATAGAGGAAGCCATAGACAATCGGACGACCCTGGTGGAGATTACCGCCAGGGCCATCCGGGCCTATCAGGGCTTCCCAAGTGAAGACGGTTACGTCAACGCAATACAAAGATATGCAGACACCTACCTCGGTGCGGATAATGAGCGAGCTGAGGCTATTAAAAGGAGGTGTGCTTCAGTACGGCCGCGCAAGAGTATGATAGTGTCGAAATCTATCGACTCTATGGTGGCCCAAGCCATGGGTGGGGTGGGGCAGTTTGAATGTGCCCCGTATGATCCCCATTTCAAGAAGTCTGACAGCTTGATTGACCTGCTTAATGAGGCAGCGATGAACTTCTACATGGATAATCACATGGATGCAGTGCTCCCTCAGATGATTGAGTATGCAGGCCTTGGCGGTGCATCCTATGCCTACCTGGGCTATAAGCTGGACAAGAGGCAGGACAATGGAAGTATCGATATTCAGATCATCCCTGCTTCTGAAATGCTGATTGACCCACTGCGCTCTAAGAGGAATAGAGATCGCTATATTGGCTTCACCCAGAAACAAAGCTGGAACGAACTAAAGGCTCACGTGAAGAAGAATTCTCATTCTGAGGAGTGTTCCCTGGAGAGTATCAATGAGGTCGATGAGAACCTGAGGAAGGTTGAATACACCATCAACAAATATCACGATAGGTTCTCGTCTATCTTTAATGGCGGTATGGAGGACCTACCTCATGGACTGGATCAGTTCTATAAGGCTTCCGCCCTTCTGTGGAGAGAAAGGAACAGGGATTACCTGTCCAAGAAGGCTGGTGCAGAGATTGTAGACCCAATGAGGCGATATGTAGCTAATGATGTGGAGGTTTCCTACCTGTACGACCTGGCCAATAGGATTCAGTTCACGGTGGTTAACCGGCGCTATATTATTGAGGCTAAGACAAAGTATCTTTCGAACACAGTCAGCTATAACTCACCAGTTGTTGATCCACACAGTGGCGTAGCTATTGAGTCTGAGTTCGAGAAGAGGGTGTCTATGGATCACCCATTCGTTGCCCTGGAGTACAAGAGAAGCCTCTGGCAGACCTATGCCTACTCTCCGGTTGTGGATATTCTTGATCTGTTTGACGATATTTGTGCTCTAGAAAGCCTGATTCATCACACCATCAGCATCATGACTCCGATCACCTTCACCGGTAACCCATCAGACATCGAGAAGTTAGGACAGATTGCTGGTGTGTCTGGCGAGACCATCAAGGGCTTCATCTCTAATAGCGTGACAGTGCTTAATAAGGCAGTTGACCTTACTCCTGCTCTCAGCCAGATCACACGACTAGAGAACGCTATCGCAGACAAGCTTAACGGCATTGACGTCCGTGAGCAATCAAGGATGGTTGGTGACCGTGCATCTGCTGCTGAAGCTATGGGTGTTGCATCATTGGTATCCCAGGGACTGAATGCCCTGCTGGCTAACCTAGAGAAGTTCTCAGAGGAACTAATGGAGAAGGTCTTTAAGATGACGGTAATCTATACCGACAAGGACTATGAGTATTCCTTTGATCGAGCAGGGGTACTTAAGACCCTTTCTCGAGAGGACTTGGCTGGAGACCTACACATCAGAGCTAAGCTGAAGAGTAAGATCAAGGCAGAGCAACAGGCCCAGGCTGCTAATACGATGCAGTGGTTTGTCCCATTGATGGGCAGTGACGCCATTAAGAACAAGGAAGCCTTCGCTCAGAGCATTATCCCTACCCTAGCCCGAGGGTTCTCTCGTAGGACTATTTCTAGCTGGTTTGAGGAGACCCCTGAGCAGGCTGCACAGCGTGAGGCTCAGCTTAATGCTCTGCAGGCCCAGGAAGAGGCTGCAACAGCTATAAAGCAGCGAGAAGAGGGAATAGACCCTACTATGGTTGATCCTTCTGGCGGTGGGCGCTTTAACGGTGCAGACATCGCTAATGCACTAGCAGGCGCTGCTACGGATGAAGAGCTAGATATGAGCCAGGAAAGGCCTGAGCCTAACAAGCCATACCCTACAGCTAGGAAGCTTCAATATGGTATAGGCAACGGAGGCCCAGAACCATTTATGGATAGGTATTCCACTAAGATGGCTACGTTGCCCGCAGAGGGTACTCCTGATGTAGATAACCCACCTGATGTAGTAGACCAGGCTACAGAGCTTGCGATGAACCCTACTTCTGGTGGTATGATGGCTAATGATCCATTAACAGGAGCTAACAGCCCAGAAGGAGGGAACTATGCAGCCGGCTAAGGTACCGAAGAAGAATGGGACTACCGCTACCAAGATGTTCAACGTGAGGAATATCGGCGACTCTAAATTGTTTGAGTACATTAGGGCTATCCACGTAGAGGGCAGCACAAGAGCTGCTGCTTATGCCAAGTACATCAACAAGAACATCTACTCAATGACTCCAGATCAGATCAGGCGGAGATTAGATACCCTAAAGAACCATCCCCGCTATGATGAGATCAGGGACATTGTGTTGGCAGAGGAGCAGGACTATATCCTGCGTAGGTCTGCTACATTGCAGAATAAGGCTATGGAACTACTTGTCTCTACTATGGAAGCAGCACAGAGAAGGATTACTTCTGATGATTCTGACTCTAAGGACATTCAGGCAGCAGCTACGGTGATTAAGTCACTGATGCCTGCCTATCAGGCCATTAATCAGCCAAGGGAAGACCCTAATGCTGCCTCACCAAGTCAGAGGAAGAACAGGGCAAGGATGGTGATCAATGGATGATGGTAAGCTTTACTTAGTTGTTGGTGGCTGCCCAAGCTGTGTGAATACTGCACAGATCCTGATGAGAAGGTGTGGTTTTATGGAAGATAGAGACTATTTCCTAACCTATAGCCATGAACACCCTGGCCACCAGATATTCATGCAGGACCCGGCATTGGGCGCCCATACGTCTACCTTTGTGTACTGCAAGGGTAGGTATATAAACATTAAGGATATGCCCTTTTCGGAGGAATTAAAGGACAAGATTAGGTCCTTGGTCCCAATAGACCAAATTGCCCCTCCAAAACACCCCTCGTGAATGTTTTATGCTTGGAACAATCACCTGGGTAATAAAGCTTTGCTTTATATACCCTCTGTAACGCGTTCTAAGGCGTTCTAAGGGGCCCCTAGGTGAAAAGATGAGTATGAACCCATCTCAACAATTAGACCCCCTCTCAGAGCGATTCTACGCGGTTTTAGACATAAAGAGTAAGACAAAAAACAAGACAAAATTAAAAGACCCCACCGTGATTGGTAGGGTCTTTTTTTTATTTGGATGATTTCTTTTTCTTTTTGGTGTAGGGCTTCCAGGGGGTTTCTATGAACTCAGGGTGGAAGCTTTCCAGTAAGTAAATACTCATAGCTTCGGGTTGGGAGATTGACTCCGCCGTATCATAGGAGGTGACGCGTTGAGGCATTCCTTTCTTAAGAGTGATCTTAGTTATATTTTCCTCATACCTTGGCCTTGTGAGCCTTAGTAGGAGCCGTTCTCTTTTCCCCTATATCCATAGTACCATGAGCTTCCTGCTTTGTGAAGCCCTATTTTTTGTTTGTGTCTACTCGGTACAGACAGGCCATGATGTATAGCAGGGGTAATGCTGCCGCTATAGTTGGCCCGTAAACACTGAGCTGTATATAGACAATGACTGCCATACCCACCCTGATGGTATAGGTGTGGGTCTTTTTGGTCTTCGGGAGGACAAAGTTTCCGATGCCCTGAAAGAATAGCTTTATTTTACTTCCCTGAGCTGCCATACCCACCATCTTGCCTTTCTTTTGCCGATAATACCGGCGCACCGTATACCTTGCGATAGTTGACAATAATCAGCTGTGCCACTCGGTCGCCTTCTTTGACCTCATAATCCTCTGTCGATGAGTTGTAGAGGATGACTCCCCACTCGCCAGTATAGTCACAGTCAATGACGCCCGGGGCGTTCAATACGGTGATGCCATGCTTCAATGCCAGGCCTGAGCGTGGGCAGATGAGACCACAATGGTTCTCTTCGATGTCTATTCCTTTGCTCTTTACTGGGATGAGAACCCTCTCACCAGCCTTGACTGTCTTGCCTTCCTTGGCGTACAGGTCTGCACCTGCTGACTTGGTGGTTGCGTATGTTACGTCTGGTTCAGAATAACCTCTCACAATGACTCCTTCTTTATCTTCTCTTCTAGGGCTTCTATTATTTGTTCTTTCTGAAACTGTGGTAACCCCCGCCAAGAGCGAGGGGTATCTACCCAGTAATATTTGTCGTATTTCAGGGTGTGTATTTTTCTGTACTTTCGGTTGTATATCTTGGTGTGCTCATCGATGAGCCTTTTATAGCTAGCGTAGCTAAGCTTCTCCTCCATCAAGTATCTCCTTTCGGATGCTCAGGTAGAGCTTCTCGGGCACTATGGCAAGGTCATCTCCGTCAACCTCAGCGAGCCAGTAAGCTAGATTAGGGAGACCTTCCAGCTTATCGAATAGACCCCTGGTGTTCCCCTTGGCTACATCTAGGCGGTCCTTATAGGTAGTCAGAGAGGCATAGCTGAGAAGATCCTTCTCTCTAAGGCACCAATATACTGGCCGATGGTTAGAGGTGAATATCAGGCATGGTGTCTGGAAAGACTGGGCTTGAGCTTTTGTTTGCCTCCACCAATCTGGTAGGGCCAGCTTCTCACAGTTCTTAGCTTCGTAGCACCAATTAGGATCATTCATGTCTATGACGTCCCCCTTAAAGACTCCAGCGCCAGATAGGGGGACTCTCTGTATCGCCCTCCTTCTTTCTGGTGGGTAAAGCTTTCTAAGGGAGTCTCTGACGGCTAGCTCAAAGCGTGTACCTCTCTGCTTGGCGTACCTGCCCTTCACCCGAGCTCGTTCGTGGTATCTCAGATTCATGTGTACATCATCCCCTGTAGGCCTATCCTAGATAGCCTTTCTAGCAGCATTGGGTAGCCAGAAAGGACTACAGTCTCCTTATCTGCCGCCTTCACTATTTCCCTGGCTAGTAGGGGCTCGTAGAGGCCCTTATGACGACAAGGGACCTGTACTAGCTCGTCAAAGCCGTAGCCGAGTGTGCGCAGCCTATTCCTTGTCTTTAGGCTGGTATTCGGGGGGATACACTCGATGAATATAACCGTAGCCTCAGCCATTTTATAGGCCAAGGCTATTTGGTTGATCATGCCCACTTGCTTCTTGGAGAGGCAGGTGCCATCAACAATCAGCGTGCAGTCTTTCACCCGATTCGTCCTCCGGATAGTTTCTTTTTCTTCTCAGCCATCTCGTCAATGACCTTAGCTACATCCCAAACGCTTGGGACATTGCGTAGGAAGAGGTTGACGCTATCAAATAGCTTCTCATCGTGCTTGGTCTCACCACACACTACATAGGCGTGCTGTGCCTGCTGTACAGCCTGGATAGCGCTCCAGAGGTGCTTAGCGAAGACTTCATAGCCATACTGGTTCAGGTTGTCGCGGAGCTCTTTGTCGTTGTCCTCAAGCTGTTTAACGGATGCCTTTAGTTGTTCCAGGGCCTCTTTCATGTCCTTTGGCTTCTTTGAGCATCGTAGCAGCTCTTTAGCAATATCAATTCCTACTTTACCCTCAGCGAGGAAGCGTGATGAATCACGATTCTTTCCGTAGGCTTCGCCAATGAGGTCTAGCCGGTTCTGAACATCGTGTAGGTTAAGCATCCTTTCTCTCCTTTACCTCTTTGGCTACTTTAGCTACAGCTTCCTTGGCGTTCTCTGTGATTTGTGTGGTCAGTTGGTCTGCCCGGCGGATGAGTGGGTGGATGTAGTCTTCGATGTACTTGAGATACTTCTCTGGGTCAGCAGCCTCTACTCGCTTTGGCGTAGCCTTTACGGTATAGGCGAGAGCCACCAGGGTGATGTTCAGACTGTCGATGTAGTGCATAGCGTCTTTCAGGTTGTCTGAAATGTTCTTCACCGTATCAGCCAGCTTCTCCTTGGACTTCAGCTGGTCTTTTGACAGCTTTGTCAGCTCAGCCACGACCTTGTTAGCACCGGCCTGAGCCTCTACTAATTCTTCAATTTGCTTCTGTTGTGCGCTTAGCTTTTCTTCAAGCGCCTTCATGGTTAATGCCATTCTGTTCTCCTTTCATGACGATCACCCTATGATGCTTTTTTTGTGGTGTCAACTCCAGCCTATTTGGTTCTGCCAGCGATTGACTGCTTTTGCCAGTTCCCTAGGCTTTAGCTTCTCCTCTATAAACTCAGGTTCCTGCACCAGCAGTTTCAGTTTCTTGAGCCTATCTGATGTGGCTATAAGGACCCCGCTCTGCGTATGAGTCAGCCAGAACCGCCCGTCCGCATTATGATAGTGAAACTTCGGCCTGCCGGGCATGACCTTAGCATTAGCCCAACATCTCCATGTTCCATCCTTCATTCTACTATAGAGCTGGCCCTCTTCTCTCTTGTCTGTATCGGTGTATAGCTTGTCTACTTCTATGAATTCATCAGATCCCATACTTCCTTATACTCCTCCTTGGCTGTTGGCAGTATCGGGGCGAGGTATTTTCTCACCCCATCTATACCTTCTGCTTCGTAGACGTCACCATAGTCCTTGTAGGGTTCTGGTGGTCTTAGGTCTATGAAGCAATGTTCAAGATTAGCCATAAGCCTATCCCCAGCAGTATCACGGTCTCCACACCAAGCAATAGTAACAGCATTAGCGACGGCCCATTTGTCCATTTTCTTGACCATCCTATCAAGCGACGCAGACGGTATCCCAACGACTCTAGCACCAGCCAAAGACAGGACTGCTGCATCACTTGGGCCTTCGACAACGGCGAGGAATCTTCCTCCTTGCTTGAGAGCGGGGTAATTGTAGCAGACTGGTGAACATCCTTTAGCGAAGGTAAATCGTCTATCCAGCCCAGTGTGCCTGACTTGGTAGAACGGTATTCTGCTCCCAGAGACCGAGAAATAAGGTATGAATATACCAGGGGGCGTGCCAAACTTATTTTGTACTGGCATCTTTCTCCAGCCCAGCTTGTTGAGGTGGCTAACAGGAATTCCTTTAATACCCTCATCAAGTGCTTCGAGCTCAAGCCATTCATCATAATAGTCACAGAGTACTTCTTCCTTGGCGTCCCGTCTAGGGTTGGCCGGCACTGTATCGGGGTTAAGGATATGAAATCTACGGCAACCGGCGAAGCAGTGTAGCCATCCATCATCGTAGACCATTGCTGAAGCATGTCTGTCGCTATGTTGGGGGCAGTGAACGAGCCACCCTTTTTGTGTTCTTTTAGCTTGGGGGTCGAGAGCGTAAACTCTAGACTCCAACGCATCGGTAAAAGACTGTATAGCTTGTTCATGCATCACCTATCCTAAAATTGCTTAAACTTAACTCTAGCCACTCATCACGAGTGATGGTAAAACGACTCTTCCATAGCTTCACCGTAGACCCGCCCGGGATTTTATCTACCTCTATAATCTTCGTGCAGGTCTGGGCGAACGCCCCAGAACCCTTGATCTTGTCGAGGCCCTGCTCCTGGGTCTTATTGGTATGTTGCACCATGACTATAGTTTTACCGTTCCCCTTCATGAGGCTATTCAATCTCCTCATCCAGATGGCCTGCTTCATGAATACGTCTCTCTCGCTCTCTCCTAGTGCACCTGCGAATAAGTACTCCAGGTGGTCCAGGAAGATAACATCACAGATCTTAAACCACTCCTCTACGGCCTGTAGGGCTTGGTCTAGGGTGTAGCCCTGGCTTTGATCCTCTGCGAAAAATACGTTACTGGCGTCATCAATAGCGCCATTAGTCATGACTCTTAGCCTGTTAACCACATCAGCCGGGTCATCCTCTAGGATCATGAGCCCGACTCTCTCGCCCTTTATAATCGGGTCCAACATCATGTTGAGGCCAAAGATAGATTTGCCTCTCCCGCTCGCGCCATACAGTAGCACAATCTCATATCCGTCTCCCTTTCTCCCATAGCCGCCACCAAGGTATTGGTCTAGGGATGGGCAGCCAGCAGAGTATCGGTTGGTGATACCGAAATACTCTGCCATCTCGTCTGCGCGCGTCTTGTGGCGCTCTAGTGGAACTAGCGCTTTGTTGAACTTTGGATCGTCCATTGATGCTCCCCTTTCGGCGGCTTAAAGTCACAGTGCTCAGCTACACAGTTATAACTACATAGCCAGCCCATCCGCTCCATCAATATATTGTTTTCCTTGCACCAATTATTGTGCTTAGCCCAGAGAAAGGTGCGGTAGAAGTCTTCGGGCTCAAAGGCCCTAATAGCGTCTTCTATCCGCTTCTCTCTTGGGAGCACCTTTATTCCTCGCCCAGAGACTTGGTTGTAGAGAGCTACGATAGCCTCTCTCTTATCCTGGAGCGTGAGGTTCTTCTGGCTAGTCTGCAAAGTCATGTTCATAGCTATACCTCTCCCTTGTTGTTAAATGGTAGTGTTTGCATCTCTTGCAGAAATACGCCCTGCTCGCTCGGCCCTGGTGTTTGATTGTCGCTACGAACTTCGCTTCTCGCTTGGCAGCCGCCATACTCTGATACATCTTCTTCTCTCCACAGTATTCCGCCGAGCCGGCGGCCTCCTTTTGGTGAGATCTTGAAGCATATCGGGCTGAGTCTCCCCATTCTGACCTGGAGATACCGCTGCCCCCGTAGGCAGTATTCAGTGTATTCCGCCACGACTTTCGCCCCTTTCGGAGGCCCCTTGACGACATAGACATCCTCCTCCATATTATCCCCCCTTAAACTATTACTTTTTCTACCTCCACCTTGTGCCAGTTAAGGCCGTCAAAGTGAGCCAAGCTCATGCTGTCAACAGTGTAGCCGTTAGCCTCGATGATGTCTCGGTAGAAGTTCTGCTGTAGGGTGTACTTCATGTGTTCACCAAACTTGGTGTACTTTACCTGCTTCAACTTATTGACGAATTTGTAATCCACCATAGAGAAGGTCTTATCGTCTTTCTCCACCAGCAGGTCTACAAAGCCACACCTATTCTCGTGCCTGACGAATACCTCAGCAGAGCAGCGAACTGGGTCTAGGGAGAATCTCCCTAGGAAGTCCTTTACTATACGACCAAGGGTATTTGGCAAGAAATTCTCTGGTGTGTGTGGCCGATTCTTGTACTCGTCCAGCTGCTTCAGGGTTTCATACTCATCAAAGTAAAGCTGAAGAGCCGCATGCCCAGCGGTGCCAAAGTCTGCAGCTAGTTTGCCCTGCTTCTCCCATAGCCCAGTAAGGGTAGTAGGATGAATAGAGGATGCCTTACCGAGCGCCTTGGCAATATGCTCGAAGCTAACCTCTGGTGAGTACTTGTCCTCAAAGCGAGACCCAGAGATCATCTGATTGCCATATTCGTCGTAGTAGTTGTGGTTCTCCTCATCAAAGTAGACTTCACCATGACCGATATGGGGTATGAGTTTTTTGAACTTGGCCAGCTCAGAGATGTCTACCGACGCGTTGCCATAGGTGATAGCTACGTTTACTCCGTAGTTTTTACCTTCATCTCCGCCGGTGATGTCTTCTAAGTTAATCTCAACCTCTCCGCCGTTGTCTAGCCACTTAGCCAAGTCTTCATTGCTTTCCTTTGAGATGTAGCCAATAGGGAGCCACTTGCCCTTGATCATGGCATCAGCCGCCACGGCTCGTGGGTCATATGGGTTATCTTTTTCTCGTCTGAGCCTAAGCTCATTCTTTGCCACCATACTAGCAATAGCCTTTGGTCGATCATCGAATGAGGTTCCGACCAGTTTGGTGTAGTATGACTTTTTCATGTCGTTTCCTTTCTTCTATTTCATCCTAACGATTAGGTTTGCTATACCACCCAGATCTGCCCTGTGGATGTCATCTATCGCTATGATGTTATATTCCTTGTTTAGTTCTTCAGCTTCGTTCTTGCCGGCGCAGCGCCAGACGTATTTATTGATACCCGTTCGTTCTACCCAGGATGTCGCGTAGTCTTTGCCGCCAGCACTCCACACGAGCACCTTCACGTTCTTGAATATTTTAGAGCATAGTACCAAGAATTCCATCACCCTGACATCCGGAGCGTCGTATTCATAAGGTTCACCAATGTACCTTCTCTCCTCGAACACCTCTTGATTGGCGTTCTGGATGAGGGTGCCGTCTATGTCGAATGCGACGATATAATTTTTCATACCTAGCCCTTTCTTTAATTTAGAATTCGTTGTTAACTACAGCGATGATCATCCCTATGAGGAAAAACCCCGCCGCCCCAAATATTGCTATTGGATCATAGGTGTCCCCTCGCGAGATATACCTAAATAGCATAAAGAAAAGGGGAAACATAAACAGCGCCGAGACGACATCAAATTTTAAGCTAACCTTTTTCTTGTTTTTCATGTCTAATCCTTTCTTTGAAAGACCCCGCCCCAATGAATGAGGCGGGATACTTGTTGTTATTTTGAAGACTTTTTGCTTGGTGTCTTCTTCGCTGCTGGCTTTTTAGCAGGTGCCTTCTTTGGCACTTTGACCTCAGTCGTCGTGACCTTGGCCTGCTCTGCTTCTATAGCAGCCACCATAGCCTCGAGAGCTTTCTGTTTCTTTATTGATTGTGCTACCGAGTAGATCGCTGCAGAGACGCGTAGCAACTCTAGAGCGGTTAAACAGTAGATACATAGTTCAGCTAGATTACTCAAAAGGGATCTCCTCTGGGTCTACTTTTTCACCCGTTACTTTTTCTTTGTTGTCTTCATCTTC